AAATAGCATTCGAAATTGTATTGAGTTTAGGATAAAAAGATGGCAACAGTATTTAGAAATAAAGTAATTAACAATGTAGGCGTAGTGCCTATTGACATTTACGAGACCGATGCAAGTACTCGGGCAACAGTAATTGGGCTAAGTTTAACAAACCTAACACAATCTTTTGTGTATGTAGATGTATTAGTTCAAGATGATACAAGTGTAACAGGTTATTATTTAAAGGAAACACTACTTCCAGCAAACACTAGTTTGCGTGTAGTAGCAACAGGTGAAAAATTAATTATCGCACCAAGTAATAAATTACAAGTGCGTTCAAGTATTGACGACAGCGTTGACGTTGTTGCAAGTATAGTGGAGATTGTATAATGAGTCATTACATAGGTAATAATCCAGAATCAATTGTTCAGGGATTTATTAAACAATATTTTTACGGTATGCGTAGAAACGAAGACGGCGAATTGTTTTTGTTAAGAGTTGATCAACTTAGTGGACAAGGCACAGCAACTATAAACGACATTGGTGTTGGTGAAAACAACTATCCCGACTTTGAAGAAGGGATTGACTTTTTAGAAGGTATTGATGCAAACCACAACATTGTATACGAAAATTTAAGATATCAACAAATTAAATGGGACGGTAGATTGTTAACATATTATATTGATCCTACAGATGGACAATTTATTGTAAGAATTTCAGAAGATTATGTTTACCCTGATAATATTTCAGGACCAGGGTATTAAGGAATAGAAAATGGCAGAATTTAAACTAGAACGATTTAAGTATAACTGGAAAGGTGACTGGACTACTGGCACTGCTTATAAACGTGACGATGTTGTAAGAGTAAACGGTAAGAGTTACGTTTGTGTTATTACTCACGCATCATCTTCAACATTTGCTGCAGACTTAGATGCAATATTACCAGGATCAGTACCGCCTCAACCACAACCAAAATGGACTGTGATGACAAACGGTTTTAGTTTTGTTGGAGACTGGGAAGAATCAACAAATTATAATCTAGGAGACATTGCAAAATATAACGGTTCTTTGTGGAGATGTGTAATAAATCACACAGGGTCGTCGTTTGCTGGTGATATAGGAAATTGGGTAGCATTTAGCCAAACAACAAGTTTTGACGGACCTTGGGCTTCGTCTACTTCTTATGGAGCAGGAGTAGTTGTAAGTTATAACGGAAATGCTTATAAGTGTATAACTTCACATATATCATCTACTGTGTTAGAAGATAATGCAGACGATTGGGAATTATATCGAGCAGGTACAGCTTGGCGTAGTGAGTTTTTAGAAAGTACATTATATAGAATAAATGATCTTGTCAAATACGGTGGGACAGTATTTCGTTGTATAGAAACACATACTTCGGATACAACGCTAGACGATACTAAATTTACTGTAGAACTATTTGGTAGCGAATATAACGGAGTTTGGAATAGTACTACAGATTATAATATAGGAGATATTGTAAAACACACAGGATTCTCATATTATGCGGTTAACAATAATACAAACTCTAAACCATATATTAGTGCCGATGGTGGTAGCACTGACTGGATAATACTTTCTAAAAATATAAATTTTGTAGGTCCTTGGTCAATTGATGGTGTTTATAAAACAGGTGATGTAGTATTAAGAGGCGGAAATCTGTATCTTGCACAAAGAGATATTGGCGGAGTATACGAAGAAACCGGCGGCGGTGATGGTATTGAAATTAATAGAACATTAATATCAGGAGAATTACTAGACGGTAGTACACTTGATTACTTAGAGTCTGACACGTGGGAATTATTAGTACCAGGTAAAAGTTTTAAAAATTATTGGACAAGCGGAACAGTATATAGTATCGGCAGTGTAGTTTTATTTAAAGGAACAGCATATACTTGTAATACAGAACACGAAGCTAGTTTTGTAAATTTTCCAGGCGATAACGGCAGTGGACGTTTTTACTGGGATATACTAATCCAAGCAGGACAACCTGCTGCATTAGAAGTTAAAGGTGACTTATTAACCTTTGGACCTAACAGACAAATTGATTCTGCAGGTGACAGAATGCAGGACGGGAGTACTGTATTTGACGATAGTAGTTTAGGTGATACTAGATTAGGTATTGGTGAAAGTGGACAACTATTATCAGTATCGTCAGAGTTAGAAGCATTTTGGAGAAATATACAAGAAGATGCCGACTCAATATGGGTTGCATCGAATGGTATAGACGACGATGATAGAGGAACATTCCAAAAACCTTTTAAGACAATACGTTATGCAGCAGAATACGTAGAAGATACATTTGCCGCAGGTACACCTGTAATTATTAGAGTAAGCACAGGAATGTTTGAAGAAGTATCACCAATTGTTATTCCGGCAGGATGTGCAATTAACGGTGACGAATTACGTTCTACTACAGTTAAAGCAAATAGCCCTATTACAAAATATCTAGATAATTATCAATACACAACAGCTTATTTTAATCACTTTACATCTATAATAGCTGATATTTTAACAGCACAAGAGATTACTCCTCAAAGCGGAAATGAAGAACTGCAAGTACGACAACTATTAACACCTATTATAGATGCTTCCACAGGCGAACAAGCAGTAGATCAAATTACCGGTGAACTTCGATTTTCTGATGCATATCCAACATCATCTATAGCAGGAGCTAACCTAGTACTTAATTTAATAACTGATTGGAAAAACTATGTAGAGTTTAATACTGCTGACGGCGAAATATCTCCAACACTGTCAGGATCTAATACTTTAAATAGTGACATAACACTTAGTAATGCCGGCGAAGCATTACATCTTAATAGAAAATTTATAGCACAGGAATTATTATCATATTTACAAAATACTTATCCTGCGATTACATTTGACGAATTACAAATTAAAAACGATGTAAAACATTTTTTACGTGCAGCTAGAAGAGACACAAAGTATTCGGGCAACTATGCTACACTTCTTTCAGCACAACGATATGCAAATTCAATTAATGGCAGCCAAACAACTGATTTATTTTATATGAGAGATACTACTGGCTTAAGAGATATGACAACTGGCGGCTTAGAAGGAGTACTTAACCCTCCAGGCGTATTTCAATTATATCAAAAGCCTACAGGCGGCGCACTTGTAAGTTTAGATCCAGGTTGGGGACCAACAGATGAACGTGCTTGGATTAAAAATCGTTCACCGTATATACAAGGTGTAACTAATACCGGTACAGGTTGTGTAGGAATGAAAGTTGACGGTAACCTACACAATGGCGGTAATAAGTCAATGACTGCTAACGACTTTACACAAGTATTAAGTGATGGTATTGGAGCTTGGATTACAAATAATGCAAGAGCAGAACTTGTGTCAGTATTTACTTACTATTGTCAAATTGGTTATTTTGCAGAAGACGGCGGAATTATACGAGCAGCAAACGGTAACAACTCATATGGACGTTATGGATCAATTGCAGACGGTATTGACGATACCGAAGTGCCACAGAATGCAGCAGCATTTAACAGAAATAATGAAGCAACGGTATCAGAAGCGTTTGCTGGTGGCACATCTGACGAAATTAAAATATTTGAATACTCAAATGCAGGTCAAGATTATACCTCTGCTACTGCAACTATTACAGGTGCAGGAGCCAATGCTAGTGTTGAATATACTGACTTTAGAGACGGAGGACTATTTGAAGAAAGATTAATTAGTGCAGACGGGTCTAGTAAAGCTGGCGGCGCTGGATATCTAAGACGACAAGGTAGCGCACAAGAAACTGCTGACGCATCATCAACAATTAAACTTGCCGCTACAGATGCAACTCAATTTTTATCAGAAATTGATGGTATGAGAATTACTATAACCGGCGGCACAGGAGTAGGACAATACGGATATATAACTAATTTTGATTTTGCTACTAGAAATGTAACAGTAACACGAGATAGTGACAATACATTAGGGTGGGATCATATTATTCCAGGAACACCATTAGTAGCAGCTTTTGACTTAACTACTCGATATAGAATAGAACCAAGATTATTAGTTCCGTTGCCAGCATATAGTACAACTAGTGCTAATTTGTTTACAAACAGAACATATGTAGATATGGAGTTTGGATCATTTACAGAATCATATACCGGTGTTACAGGTGGCGGTAATGTAATATGGAGAGACGATGCTGAAACTAGAATTACAGTTAGTTCTGTAGTTAGTGATGTAGCAATACAGTTTAATGCAAATTTATCAGCAAATCCGTTAACGCCCTTTGATATAAAAGGAAGAACGTCTGATACATTAGCAACAGTTTTATCAATTAGTGCAAATACAGAAACTTTAATTGAAGTTGATGTAGAATCAGGAGGATCTGGATTTATTGTTGGCGAAGAAATAGACTTAGTACTCACATCAGGCACAGGCGATACGTTTGACGGTGCTCCTATAAATGCTATTTTTAATGTAACTAGAACCGGAACAACATATAATGTAAATTTAAGTAGTGGCGGCGCTGGATATCAACCTAATGACAAAATTACTATACTAGGAACTGCATTAGGCGGAACAACACCAGCCAATGATCTAACAATTACCGTCGGAACAGTTTCGGATGATAGTACAAGTAGTATACTAACATATTCTAGTACTGGTACTGGTAGAGGAGGTAGATTTGTTTCTTTAACTAGTATACAAAATGCAAGATACAGTGACAACGGTTCGAATTGGACTGAAGTAAGTTTACCGTTTAATGCAACAATGACAAGTTTAACCGCAGGTAATAATAGATTTATTGCAACTGCTGCAAACGAATCTCGATTAGCACTCTCATTCACAGGAATTAATTGGTTACAAAGAACATTACCTTTAGCATCAGCGTGGTCAGATAGTGTATATGGTGACAGTAAATTTGTAATAATTGCATCAGACGATGATAGAGTTTTATCTAGTGCAGACGGAACAACGTGGTCTATAGGTAGTATTCCAGACGACACTGATGGCGGTGTTGACAGTACAACAAGTGTTTGGACTAGTATTACTTATGGTAAAGGTAAGTTCGTTGCAATATCGTCAAGTGACGGAGCAACAGCATCTAGTACAGACGGTGTTAATTGGACAAGACACGATAGCGCCATAGATTTTAATCCAGACCGTGTTGAATACGGTAATAATAGATTTGTAGCAGCAGCAGCAGCAGACGGCGAAACAGCTTATAGCTTTGATGGCATAACTTGGTATACTAATGCAAATACATTTACTGATATATCTGCTGTAACATATCAAGTTACTGGACTGAAATATGCAAATGGTTTATTTATTGCAATAGGAACAGAAGGCGGCGCTGGAACTAATATTATATTTACTAGTGAAGACGGCCTATTATGGATACAAAGAAGTGTTCCAGAGGTCCACGCTTGGAGTGCATTAACGTATGGAAATGCACAGTGGTTTATAAAAGCAAACGCAGCAACTACAAATGCAGTTGCTATAGTAAACACAGGAGCAAGAGCAAAACTAAGAGTAGATCTTAATGTAGGTTCAATGGCGGAAGTTAGAGTATTAGACCCCGGCAGCGGCTACGACGAATCAAACCCTCCTACAATAACTATCACAGATCCTAATGTTACGTTTAGTGCAGCTACAGAAAGTAGAGTAGGTAATGGAGTACTTTCGCAGCCAGATTTTATTAATCGTGGTGCAGGGTATAGAAATACTTCAAGTACAATTACAATTATTGGAGACGGGGTTGCTGATGATATTCCTGTTGGTAACGTACTTACAGTTTCGGGTGTAGAAAGCATACCTGGACCTGGTGTACAGATTAGCATTGCAGGTGTAATAGATCCTAATGCATTGGAACCAGGTACACTTGCTACATTTAGTGGAGTTAGTGTAACAGATTTAGGCGATGACGGAACTGGCAACGAAACTAAGTTAGTACAGTTTCAAATATCTCCAAGATTAGATGTTGAATACGTTGTGCAACACGGAACACAAGTAACATTACGAGAAAAATATGCTCAGTGTAGAATTAGTGGTCACGATTTCTTAGATATCGGTACTGGAAACTTTGTACAAACAAACTATCCAACAGTTTACTCAGGAGGTGCATTCTTTAGTGCTGCTCCTGAAAACGAAGTTTACGAATCAAACGGCGGAAGAGTTTATTATGTGAGTACAGACCAAGATGGTAACTTTAGAACTGGTGAATTGTTTAGTGTTCAACAAGCAACAGGAGTTGTTACTATTAGTGCTGAATTCTTTGACTTAGATGGCCTAAGTGAACTAGCACTAGGCGGAGTCAGACTAGGTGGATCAGGTGCTGTAGTTAATGAATTTTCAACAGACGGAACATTTAGTGCAGATTCAAATAATGTTGTTCCTACTCAAAGGGCTATTGTAACATTCCTCTCAGATAGACTAAGTGTTGGTGGTGAAGCATTAGAAGTTAATAAGTTGCAAGCTGGTAGAGTGTTGTTAGGCGGTCTTGATGAAAATGAAATTAATACAAACTCAGGACAGTATCTTATTATACCTGCAGATGTTGTATTTGACGGAACTTTTGAGTCTGATGACGGAGCAGGAAATATTACAACACAACAAACAGCAGTATCAGGAACTATTGTAAGTCAAATGCTAATGTTAAAACCGTTCGACGAGACAATGCAATAAAAAACAAAGAGATCATAATATGATAAATATACATAACGTGCAAGTAGGAATAAAAAATGGCAGAATTTAAACTAGGTAGAATTAGATTTGTTTGGAAAGGTGACTGGACAGCATCAAATGTCTACTATCAAGATGATGTAGTTGCCTTTGGTGGCAAAACATATATTTGTGTAATAGGACATAGTAGTGATACAGACTTCTTTGCAGATTTAAACATTGTTCCGAGTAAATGGAACTTAGTAAGTGACGGTCAAACTTGGAAGGGTGAGTGGACTGTAGATACTGTATATTACGTTAACGACATAGTTAGCTATGGCGCAAGACTCTATATTGCAAATACTTCGCATACTAGTGCTGCTACTGCTATAGACGCTACAGATGGCTTAGAAGTTGACATTGCAAAATGGGACGCTTATGCTGAAGGTTTAGACTGGCAAGGCGACTGGTCTACATCTACTAGATACAGAATTAATGATTTTGTAAAATACGGTGGCTCAACTTATGTTTGTAAAACACTACACGTTTCAACTGCAACTGCCGCAGATGGATTAGAAGCTGATATTTCAAATTGGGACACGTTTAATCAAGGTTTAGAATATAAAGGCGAGTGGACAAAAACTACAAGATACAAATATAATGATTTAGTACGTTACGGAGCAGGCGTTTGGATTTGTACTACGGCACATACTAGCACGTCTGATTTAGGAACAGATTCTGCAAATTGGAGTCAATTTGTAGAAGGGTTTCAATACGAAAACGACTGGAGCCCTTACAGAGATTATCAACCAGGTGATGTTGTTCGTTACGGTGGCAACCAATATATTTCAAGAACTAATCATTCAGTAATTACCCCAGGACCGCAAAGTGGTGTAATCACTAATATAACACAAGATACAACAGCAACCGTAACCAGTGCAAACCACGGATTACAAGATACTAGACAAATTATAATTAATGATGTTGAAGGTATGACCGAAATTAACGGACTATCTTTGTATATAGATGTAATTAGTGTAAACACATTTGAATTATATACAGATGCAGAATTAACAGCACCGTTAAATACAACAACATTTACAACATATACTTCAGGCGGCGAATATACTTCGGAATCGCCAACTGACTGGGATCTATTTTCAGAAGGTTTTAGATTTATAGGCGACTGGAATGAAGATAGTGCTAATCAACATTATAAAGTAGGCGAAGTTGTACGCTTAGGCGGGTTTACCTACTTATGTATTTTAGATCACGAAGAAGGACAGCAACCACCTAACCCAACATATTGGAAATTAGTTAATGAAGGATTCCGTTGGAGAGGCGAGTGGTTAGACGATCAAGAATATTACGAAGGTGACGTTGTTCGTTACGGAGACAACAGCTACTACTGTACTTTATATCATATATCAGAAGGTGACGATTACTCAACAGCAACTCTAGTAGGAGCAGGCGGCGGCAACGAGGGTTCACGCCCAGACTTAGCAGATAGTGGACAGTATTGGAGTGTTCTAGCAGTTGGTTCAGAAGCTAGTGTCCTTACTACAGCTGGTGACTTAGTTTATTATAGCGGTAGTGCTCCAACAAGACTACCAGTTGGCTTAGAAGGGCAAGTATTAACAGTAGGAGCATCAGGAATTCCTGACTGGGAGTTTTTACAAACTATTGAAGACATTTATTATGTGTCAGAACACGGTATTGATAGACCGTTTCCGGAATCAGGTGGTAGTGTTGATAGACCATTTAAATCAATACGTTATGCTTGCGAACAAATTGAGCAAGGACCGAAGAATCCTAATGCACAGTATTTGTTAGAATTAAACAGAATCTTTATACAAGAAGAAGTTGGATCTTGGATTAACTATCAAATTGCAAATGCAGGTGGATCAGGTATTTGGAATAATTTTACTTACGGTGAAGACAAGTGTAAACGTGACGTTGGAAATATTGTTGATAGATTAATATGGGATATTAGCCACGGCGGCAACTTGAAATCAAGAGCAGCAGCACTTTCGTTTGTAAATGGATTTAGTGCAGATGGCGAATTTTCAGCTGCATCAGAAGATAAACCATACGGTGGTGCAGGCTTAGCAGCAGAATCTGCACAATCAGTTGCAGCATACAATTATATGCTAACTGTTGTTGATGCAATTCTTAAAAATGAAGCACCGAGCGCAATTTATCAAAATGTTACAGATGATAGTACAGCAATTGTTGATCAATTTACAAGCACAACGCTTGTATCAGAAACAGGTGTATATACTAAAATACAAAGTTTAGTTAAAATAATTACAGATACAATTACAGCAGGTGATACTAGCGAAATTCCAGCTCGTGATGTACCTCAAACACTAGTTAAAGTATCTACAGGAGAACATTACGAAGTTCTACCAATTAGAGTACCGGCATATTGTGCTATACTAGGTGACGAACTGCGTTCGACAAAGGTTATTGCCGCTGGAAAAACAACACCGTCAACAGATACTCCAAACACCGTAGCAACGTTTGACAGAATTGCCGAAGTAGTTGGAGACATTGTTGTAGGAACAACTGTAACTGCTAGTACTGGTAATACTGAGCCACAAGATCAAAACTGGCCATATGCTGTAACTACACAAGAAAATGCTGTAGAAAGTCTAGTTGATATGATGAAATATCAAATTGACTACGGACTAAAAACTATGAGTGCAGGATACTATACAGATCCTACAGGCTATAGTTCAATTTTAGAAAATGCTAGAGAAAATCTTATAGTAAACAAAGACTTCTTAAAAGCAGAAGTAATTGCGTTCTTAGATACAGAATATCCAACACTAAAATATGGAAAAACTGACAGTCGACGTGATACTGGATTTATTATTGATTCGTTAATCTATGACTTAACATATGGCGGCAATTCAATGGCTGTAATAGCTGGATTGTCGTATTGGGATGGCGACGATGAAACATATGATCAACTTCCTGCTTCTCTAAAAACAGAATGTGTTGCATCAATTAACTATTTAAAAACTACAGCACAAAGTGTAGCAGGTAATACAAATATTGCAAATCCTAAACAAACAACAATACTACAAGTTGAAACTGGTAATGTAGGTAGTATTACTGAAATTGCAGATAATGTAGAAGATATTATTGATATTATTAACAACGGACCAGATGCAGTTGGCGATACAACTACACTTGTTAATCCAACACTAGCAAACGGTGTTAACAGTACTACAGCATTAATTGCTGCTAAAGGTGCATTAGACACTGCTACAGCTGGAATTAAAACTGATACAACTGCTTGGATTACAGCTAACTATCCGGACTTAGTTTATAATAGTGCTAAGTGTGAAAGAGACGTTGGTAAGATATTAGAAGCAGTTGGATTTGACTTTGCTTTAAATAGTAACTACAGAACACTTAAAGCAGCACACGCATACTTGCGTAAAACTGCTATAGAAGTATACACAGGCGGCCAGAAGAAACAAACTAGAGAAGCAATTCAATATGCACTCTTAGATGCAACTGATGGTGCTATTGCAAATGTTGCAAGTGACGCAACAGCTATTGCAAGAATAACAGCAAGTGCAAGAATTATTGATGCTGTATTATTTGGAGCAACTAATGAAGGTGCTGTTTGTGCAACTGAAGACCAAAATAGATATTATGCAAAACTACAGTTAGAGCGTAATAGAGACTTTATAAAAGCTGAAATTGCAGCTTGGATTGATGTTCAAATTGCCGGTGCAGCAAGCGGCAGCATTTGGAACGGTTATACATATAACGAAGTTCTTTGTGCTAGAGATGTTGATTACTATATCGATGCGTTAAAATATGATTTGATGTGGACAGGAAATTATGCTTCAAGATATGTTGCACGTTTCTACAATAACAGTGTAACAGGATCGCAAGAAGAAGATATGTTCTACCTTAGAGATGCTACAGGTGTAAGAAACTGTACTCTTAACGGATTAAAAGGTGACTTGTTACCAGAAAATGCATTTAATTATAGTAAAGTAAGTGCAGGAGCATATTGCTCGTTAGATCCAGGTTGGGGTCCAGATGATTTCCGTACTTGGATTATTACACGTTCACCATACATACAAGGTGTTACAACATTTGGTAATGCAGCAACTGGACAAAAAATTGACGGAGCATTACACAATGGCGGCAATGACTCAATGGTGTCAAATGACTTTACACAGGTTATAAGTGACGGTATTGGCGCACACATTCTTAACAATGGTAGAGCAGAACTTGTATCAGTGTTTACATATTACTCACACATTGGCTATCTTGCAGAAACAGGTGGTAGAGTACGTGCAACAAACGGTAACAACTCATATGGTGACTTTGGTTCCGTAGCAACAGGAGTTGATCCAGATGAAACTGCTGTAACAGCAGTAGTTGACAACCGCACACAGTATAATGCAACTATTGGACAAGTTAATACAGATAATGTAAAACTGTTATCAGTTGAATATACCCACGCAGGTAATGATTATACTGAAGCTACTCTTGATATATTTGGCCCAGGGTCTAATGAAGTAGTAGTTGCAAATGAATTCCGTGATGGAGCATTTAACTATGCTTATGTTGATCAAGATGCAAACCCAGATATTGCACTAGGCGGTAGCGGGTATGTAATATCAAGTAACGTTGCACAAAGTGGTAGTGCAACAGGAATATTCCTAAGTGCAACAGACGGTTCATTAAGTTCAGCATACCCAGGAATGAAAATTTATATCATAGGTGCTGCTGGTATAGGACAGTATGCAATTATTAACACATACAATGCAGGTACTAAAGAAGCAACAGTTGTAAGAGAATCAGATGGTGTTGCAGGCTGGGATCACGTAGTTCCAGGAACACCTATTGTTGCTCCTAACAGTTCATCAACATACCAAATTGAACCAAGAGTTACAATCACTGCTCCAACTAACTCAAGCAATAGTATTACAATGCCAACATCAACTACTTGGTATGATGTTGAATGGATTCAAACAGCAGCACAGTATACAGGAATAAGTCACACAGGTGGCAACGGCTCTGGAGCAACTTTTGATGTTACTCGTAACGGAAGTAAATATTATGTAACTTCTAGTGCAGTAGGTACAGGGTATTCAAGACTTGATACATTAACTATTGTAGGTACAGACGTTGGCGGAGCCACTACAGCTAACGATATTACAATAACTGTAACAACAGTAAACAGTGTAACAGGTGCTATTGTAGATTTTGATCTTGCAGGAACTGCACAAGCAGGAAAATTCCTTGCAGTTGGCGCTGGAACAAATGGAGCAGTAAGTATTGATGGCGAAACTTGGACTTCAGAAGTATTACCTACTTTACCAAGCGGAAATTGGGCAAGTATTGCAGACGGTTTACAAGATGATGGCTCGAGTACATTCCAACCCAGTGCAGTAGTATTAATTGCAGACGGCGACGGCACAGTTGCTTACTCAAGCGATGCAGATACGTGGTCAACTAGTTCGTTACCAGGATCGTTTAATGCAACAGGTGAAAATACTATAGCATTTGGTCAAGTTGCTGCTGCTACAGCAAGATTTGTTGTTATTAGTGACGCAGATCAAGATGTTGCATATTCAGACAATGGTGGCCAAACTTGGAGCATAACTGGCACAGCACTTCCAGCAAATGGATTTGGTGAAATGGTATACGGCGCAGGTAAGTTTGTTGCTATTAACAGCGGAACTACAAGTGCAGCATATTCTGAAGATGGAATTAGTTGGACAGGCGTAACAGCTCCGGCAAGTTTTGCAGCAGTAACAGATATTGTATGGGGTAATGGTAAGTTTGTAGCACTAGGCGGAACTAATGGTATTATGTACTCACTAGACGGTGTTACTTGGTACGAAAACACACTTACACTTCCACTAACTGCTACAGAACGTAAAATAGCATACGGACAGGGTACATTTGTTATTTCAAGTGATGATACTGACGAAGTTCAATATAGTCACGATGGATTGTACTGGCAGTCATATACATTAACTGGAACAGCTACTACAGGTGGATTTAATGCAATAGCATTTGGTAATCCTGCACAAGAAGGTAAATTTGTAATGTTACTACCAGGAGCAGGAACAGCAGGAAAATATGCAAAAATTAATACACCTGCAAAAGGTAGAGCAAGTGTAGCAAATGAACAAATTTTTGCTATTAGAATAACAGAACCAGGAAGCGGCTATACAAGTGCGCCAACAATAACTATAACAGATCCTAACAATGTTGATGACGTTGTACTAGTACCACAAATTGGTAACGGTGCTCTAGCAAATCCAACATTCAATAATAGAGGTACAGGATTTACAAGTTCAACAGCAGAAATAAATGCAGTAACCTCAAACGGTAATGCAAACTTCCCGCAAGCTGGAGCATTTATTGCTGTACGTAGATTAACTAGTCGTCCAGTAAACGGCTCTAATGTAGAATTTGCGAGCTTACCAGGAGAGTTCTATAAACTAGTTAATATAGTAAGTTTCTTAGGAACAAACGATGGAAGTTATACCGCTTTCTTACAGATATCGCCTAGTATAACAGTAGATGATGATTTACCAGATGGCGATCCTGTAGAGTTACGTATTAGGTTCTCACAAGTGCGTTTAACAGGACACGATTTCTTAGATATTGGTACAGGCGGATTTACTGATACTAATTACCCTGGAGTGCCGCTTAACGCACCAGATCAAGTAAAAGAAACTAGCGACTTTGACGGTGGTAGAGTGTTCTACACTGCTACAGACCAAGATGGTAACTTTAGAGTTGGTGACTTGTTTACTATTGAACAATCAACTGGTGTTGCAACATTGAATGCTGATGCATTTAACATTGCAGGACTACAAGAACTTTCATTGGGAGAAGTTACACTAGGTGGTAACTCTGCAAGTGTTACGGAATTTAGTACAGATCCGTTCTTTACTGCAAATAGTGATTCGGTAGTACCAACACAACGTGCAGTTAAAGCATATATTGAGTCACAAATTGGCGGTGGTGGTGCAACATTGAATGTTAACAGCGTAACAGCAGGTGACATATTTATCGGAGCCGACACTATAACAACACTAAGCGGAAGTCCGATAAATATAAATGCAAATGTAGTGTTTAATGGATCAGTATTAGGATTACCTTTAGCATACAACTACTTCCTGAGATAATTAAAATTGGAGATTAAAAAATGGCAAACGGAATATTAGGATCAGCAGATTTAGCTGCTACAACATATACACCAATATATTTGGTACCGGTGACTACGTTTAGTGTAGCTACGGTAAGTATATGCAACAAAAACTCAACTAGCATTACAGTTAGATTGGCTATAGCTAAAACAGACCCAACTGGCGCAACTTTACCAGTAGCAGATGACTATTTGGAATACGAAACAGAAATACTACCAAACGGTGTTCTAGAAAGAACTGGTGTAGTAATTGATGCTAGTAGACAAATCTATGCACGTTCATCGCAGGCTAATACATCAGTTATGGTTTACGGTATAGAAACAGCAACTACATAAGGAAGAAACAATGCCAAGAAAAATTACATCAGGAGTAGTAGGTGGACAGGTTTTGGGAAGTCTTTCTACATCAACAAACACATTTACGTCACGTGAATCTAATTCAAATATTGTATTAGCACCTGATGGTACAGGTGTTACAGAATTTACTAAAGATTTATACACCAGTTCAAATGCCGGTATTAGATTAGGAGACGGCGATACTAATTATGCTCTTCTTAAAGCCCCAGCAGCACTTGCTGGTAACTATACGTTAACATTTCCAGCAAATGACGGTGCAGCAAGTAATGTTTTACAAACAGACGGTAGCGGCACTTTAAGTTGGACAGCACCTTCACTAACAGTTACAAATAGAACAGCAGCAGATAATGGTACTTACTATATTACTATGTCCGATGGTACTACTGGGACAGAAGATACACTAAGTGTAGCAGATGGTAGCAGACTAAACTTTGTACCAAACCCTGGCAGATTAACTACTGCTGAGTTAAGAGCTTCAGCAAGTACTGCTTCTAGTTCAACTTCCTCTGGAGCATTGGTAGTGACTGGTGGAGCTGGCTTTGGTGGTCAGGTAACTGCTGTAAGTATTGTTGAAACTTCAAGTATTGCACTTAAAGAAAACATCAATCCAATACAAGATGCTTTAACTAGTATATTAAATTTACGTGGCGTAACTTATGATAGATTAGATAATAACGAACACGAAAGCGGACTGATTGCAGAATGGACTGAAGAAGTACTACCGGAGTTAGTTACTCGTGATACAAACAATGATGTTGTTGGAATTAAATATACAAAACTAACTGCTTATTTAATTGAAGCAATTAAAAGTTTAAAACTAGAGATAGATGAGTTGAAGAAATAAGTAATGGCACAACTAAAAAATACTAACATTGATGATACGGGATTTATAACTATTCCTTCGGGAACAACTGCTCAACGCCCGGGAAGTCCTGTGGAAGGATACGTAAGATACAATACAACTTTAAATCAATTAGAGTATTACACTAATGGTCAATGGCGAGAAACAGATGGTAGTATACAAGCATCGGCTTCCGGAGCAGAAAAAACTTATAATATAGTAGAAAATGGTGTTCCATATACTGTACACGTATTTACAAACGAACAAGGCGCTGGAACTTTAAACGTAACACAAGCTGGAGAAGTTGAATACTTAATCGTTGCTGGTGGTGGTGGCGGTGGCGCTTGGGTTGGAGGCGGCGGCGGAGGCGGCGGCTTCTTATCAGGAAAAATGGATCTAGCTCCAGGAAGCTATCCTATTGCAGTAGGAGCTGGAGGTACACGAGAACGTAATCCAGGCAGCTATAGCGGAATGCCTAGAGCAACACGTGGCGGCAACTCGACTGCACTTGGTTTAACAGCAATAGGCGGCGGAAAAGGTGGATCTTGGAGTACATACGATGCAGGATCTGGCGGTTCAGGAGGTGGTGAAGGACACAGTCCAGCAGGCGCAGCAGGAACAGCAGGCCAAGGATTTAATGGCGGTCGCGGGAGAGGATCAAGTACAAACGGATACCCAACAGGTGGCGGAGGTGGCGCAGGGGGACCTGGCCAAGATTGGACAGCAACTAAGTCAGGCGATGGCGGCATAGGTAAACCAAGTGCAATAACTGGTGCTCAAATTTGGTATTCAGGCGGCGGTGGCGGCGGAGTTCACGGTAACTCGAGCAATGCTCAACCTGGAAACGGCGGCAAAGGTGGCGGCGGTTACGGCGATAGACCCAATAACGGTGCTAGTACAGGTGCCAGTGATATATATGATGGCGCAGTAGAGCCTACAGGAAAAGATGGACAACCAAACACAGGTGGTGGCGGAGGTGGCAGCGGTAGATCTGGCGGCTCAGCATCGTCAGGTGGTGCTGGCGGAAGTGGTATTGTAGTTATAAGATACAAAAGAGATCCTGGACAGGTTGGAGTATTGGACGGCGGCCAAATAGAACTTGATAATTTATATGGTGCTTCTAAGGAAGGCCTAGTATATGCATTTGATATGAGTAAACACATTTGTCTAAATGACGAAAAGTGGCGAAACAGAACAATTAGAGATTTAAGTGGCAATAGTAATCACGCTACTTTCTCAAACGGATATTTAAGAAAAGACGGTAAAAATGGCGGCGGATTGTATTTTGACGGTAGTTCAAACCTTACAGTTCCTTATAATGCAAGAACTATGGACTTTTCAAGAGCTCAAACTATTATGATGTGGGTAACGCCAACAACGTTATCTGGACGTAGAAATCTTCACGATCAGTCATATGGTGGCTCAGGAACTTGGACACACGAACCAAGCGGAAGTGTTAGTTACTACTTTGGAACCAACGGACCTAATGGACAACCTTATGTTGGAAGAGGCAGCGACGGTAACTTCTTAGGTACAGTTAATGAAACTGCATTTATAGTCAGTACTAGAAATCAAATTAAGAATAGACAGTACTGGTATAAAAACGGTGCACTATATACATCAGCAGACGCTGGCGGATATCCTACTACAGCAAATGCAACTACTGATATACGACACGGAGTTGGTTATACTGGTACAAGGTGGCAAGGATGGATATATTTTATGGCAGTTTATACTAGAGAACTAAGTGCTATAGAAATTAAACAAATATACGATGCAACTAAGTGGAGGGTTGGCAGCTAATGGCTACACTAGATACATTAACAATCAATGATACAGGTTCTCTTACGTTACCAAGAGGAATAACAGATGATCGACCACCTAATCCACAAGTTGGGTATATGCGATTTAATACTGATATAAACGATGTAGAATTATATAATGGCTCTAACTGGATTTGTATAGATAAGAAATGCAAAGCAACAGCAACTGGAGCAGTAGATGTAAAGATACACGGTGGATACAAAACATTTACCTTTACTGGCGCTGGTAGTTTTAACGTAGTGTGTGCAGGGGAAGTTGAATATTTAATCGTTGCTGGTGGCGGCGCAGGCGGCAGACATCACGGTGGTGGTGGTGGCGCAGGCGGACTGTTACAAGGTACTTCATTTCGTACTGTAGCAAATAATGCTATTGTTGTAGGCGGCGGCGGAGCACCAAACACAGCAACTAATTCATCTCCAGGTGGCACAGGCGGTAACGGCGGTAATTCGTCTGCACTTGGTTTAACAGCAATCGGTGGTGGCGGAGGCGGAAACTATTCTGTTGGTGGCGCTGCAGGTGGCAGCGGTGGTGGAACTCAAAATTGGTCTAACGGATCATCTGGTGGCGCAGGAACAGCAGGTCAAGGATCAGATGGCGGCAGTAAATCAGACGGTCAACAAAATACCGGCGGTGGTGGCGGAGGCGCAGGCGGAACAGATTATTGGTTCTTAACAGAAAGTTATGGTCGCAATGGTGGCCCAGGAATTGCTTCTTCGATATCGGGACAATTACGATACTACGCCGGCGGCGGCGGAGGTGGAGTATATCCACTACCTAACTATAGTAACACTGGTCCAGTAGGACAAGGTGGAAGCGGCGTAGGCGGATCGGGCGGCACAGGACAACACGGCAGCGGCGAACCAGGACAGTCAGCAATAGCAAACAGAGGTGGCGGCGGCGGTGGAACTGCCACATATCAAAAAGCAGGTGGCAGCGGAGGCAGCGGCGTGGTTATTATAAGATATCCCGTATAAATGAGGTAATAGATGGCAACTTTAAAAAATACAGTAGTTAACAGTTCAGGATTTATTAATTTACCTTCCGGCAATGTTACACAACGAAGCGGAGCACAGGGGGATATAAGATATAATTCAGAAACATCAGCAGTTGAATTTTATCAAGGAACCCATTGGACTCCCACAGAAGAAAATACCGAAACACTTGTAGCTGAATATGATTCAGGAATGTTTCAAAGAGATTGGCGAGACCCGGTACTCCCTATAGAAAACTGGAACCTTGGTAATAGTAGCGAAACCGGTTGGAGCCGAAACGGTACAGACGCAGAAAATAGAAGAATTTGGTCAACTGATCCCCACGGGAATACAGCTATTATTTGGGACACACCGAGCAACGATTCGGCTAGTAACTCAGACGGTGGATGGAACAGTAGTAATGTTAACATTGACTATTTTAGATTTACTAGACATAGTATGTGGATGAAAAGAAGTGTAGTAGGTAACGGTTCATCTTATATGGGTACACGATCCAATGATGGTGTAAACCTTAGATCAAGCGGCAACCGAACAACGAATCCTTATTTTTACTCTGGCGGTTGGCCAGGTGGTGCAAATGAATGGTTTTTATTTGTAGGACATACTTGGCCCTATCGAAGTGAAACTGGAAGCGATCATCCGCATACTGGTATATATAATACAAATGGAGATAAAATTGGTAACTGTAGAGATTATGTGTACCGTGACGGTGCTACTTATGCTATGCATAGAAGTTACTTATTTTACTCAACTAATACATCAACCTCGCAACAATACTGGGATCCTAGAATTGATGTTTGCGATGGTACAGAACCTAGTATACAAGATCTTCTAAACAACAATCATCATAAATGGAGAGACTATGTAGGCGGAAATGATGCAACTGCTGTAAATTGGCCAGTGTATAATGATACCGAACAAGCGGTTCAATTTGATGGTAATAACGAACACTGTGCAACTAGATTTGGCATATCAGATGAATTACTTCTTGGTGGATTTACATTTAGTTTTATATACAAATATACCGGATCTACTAACGCAAATTATCAAGCTCTTGCTGGTAATAAAAGCGGTGATTTCTTTATAGGTAAGAATAACGGAAATACACAAATTGGCGTACAAGATGGAAATTACAATAGTAACGTAGCTGCTGGAACAAATGCTTGGGACGGAAATTGGCACCAAATTACTTATACACGAAGTGGCGGATCAGGAGTTGTTTATTTAGACGGAGCACAAGTAGGATCAGGAACTTGGTCCGGTGCAGATAGCAGTGACGTTCTAATCGGAGCTGAAAGTACTAGTTTTTTCTTTACAGGATATATGAAACAGGTTAGAATTTATAGTTCTGCAATGTCCGCTGGCGATGTTAGAAAAAGTTATGAGATTGCAAAGAAAAGATACAACATCTAAAGGTAAAGTTGACTATGGCACATTTTGTTAAAATTAAAAAAAATAAAGTAATAGACGTTATTGTTATTAATAACAATGATATCTATAATGAAGAATTTCCTAAAAGTGAACCGATAGGGCAGCACTATATCAAATCTATTGGACTAAAAGGTGTTTGGCTACAAACTAGCTATAATGGAAACTTTAGAAATTGTTATGCCGGTATTGGGCATACATACAATAGTGAATTAGATGCATTTATTATGCCAAAGCCGTATCCTAGTTGGACGCTTAATTCTTCTACTATAGAATGGGAAGCGCCGACACCTTCACCTACTCCTAACAACGATGACGAGTATTATGTTTGGAACGAAGATACGCGGCAATGGGATTTAGAACACGAAGGAATATCTAATCAGCCAGCTGCAAAAGTTGCTGAACCTTGGGTTGATCCTAATATATCAGTATACCAGGGTGCTGAAGAAGACTAATTACATTATTTTAAAGATTGCTTAACCATTTTATCGAGCATTTCTTTGTGAGTAAACAATAAATTTTCATTAAACTTTGTTTCAGTAATATCAGTAAGGTCTTCATCTATTTTTACTTCCCATCTAATATCTTTGCCAGCAGTACTATTATAAAACATCCAAGGTTCTCTTACAGACTGCGGATAAACAGGAGTATTGTCTTTGGTTATTGCAGGGTCAAATACTTGATGTAAAATTTCATCATAAGGATCAAATTGTACATTTTTTTGATCTATCCAAAACTCAGTGTCACTACGTTTACAAGTTTTATACTGATGTAAAATAAAACTACAAAAGAAATTATAATCAATAACTGCTTCTTGATTTAACATTGTCTTTATTTTTTGTATATCTTTAGATTCTATATTATCTAATACATCTTCTAAAAATGTTAAAAACCTTAAAGTTAATGCAAGCCCTGGAGCGTCTAACGGTTCTAAAAATCCAGCTGCCATTCCTATAGTAGCAATATTTGATTTAAAAACTTGTTTAACTCGCCTAGGAGTAAAATCAACTACAAATGGATCAATTATAAGATCTCGATCTCCAATATCATCTAACAACTGACTTGTTGCTTCGTCTACGCTTATATGTTTATCACTAAAAACATAACCAGTACCTACCCTTGATAATGTAGGAGTAATCCATCGCCACCCGTTAGGCATTGCTTTAGCTACTGTATAAGGGTGTGATTGAGTTGCTCTATCAGAATATGCTAACGGACACGCTACTGCTTTGTTTGTTAAAAGTATATCGTCATATGAAATATATTCTTCATTAAAGATAGTTTTATTAAATGCTTGAGATCCAATACAACTAACAAAATAATCAGCAGTTATTTTTTTCTTTGAATCTGTAATAATACAACTAACATTATTTAGATTGTCGTATTGGCTTTCGACAACAGTATCAACAATATGTGTTATCTTATCGTCTAATTTAGCTAATTCCGTCATTGCATTGATAAACTTATTAGCATCAAAGTGGAAAGAATATTCGTGTTTATCTGTGCCAAGATATACTTTATTATTATAAATTTCATTATGTATTGGACTTACATACTTGTGATAATTGTCATTAGGATCTTTTTTTCCTAATAGGTAACCTAAGTGTTGTCCAATAGCAAACGGGTGTAAAAATTTCTTCTTACTCCATCCTTCGTAACTAACACCGTATTTGAAAGATGCATCAGAATCTATTAAGAATTTTGTATATTCTTCTTCTGTTAAATTGCATCGATTTAATAAAAACTCTCTAAAACTGTGAGTAGTTGCTTCTCCTACTCCAATAGTTGGAATTTTATCAGAACCAATGATTGTAATTTTTTTAATTTTTGGATTATTTTTAAGAAAGTGTGCTGTAATCCAGCCGCTTGCTCCAGTACCGACAATGCATATGTGCATATAGTCTCCTATTAAGTTTTGTGTGTTTGTTTAATATAATTTAAGTTTAATACAACTCTTCGATTAGTATTAGTACAACTTGTTCCGCTATGATTAGTTTCTGTCGGAAAACTTACAAATCGATTTGCTACGCTTTCAATTTTAGTACCGTCTTCTAATAAGGTATAACCGTCGTTGTTATTAACATAAAAGATTCCTGTAGTCAAAATACTTTTTAATTCAGGATTTTGTATGTCAATATGCATTCCGTGTTCAACTATTGATTCAGTAACATAATTTGTATTTGCTTTAGCTTTTATTAATACTAATGGATTTAGATGTTGTAATATTGGTTCAATAGCACTAATATATTCAGAGTGCATAAGGGGATTATAATAAAAAAGATGGAATAATTGCCAATTGTGTTTTTTATTAGACGCAATATTTCCTAGATCTGTATGTACGATATCATCGTTAACAAACCAAGGTAATTTATTAGACATTAAGTCTTGTTGGACTTTATTAAATTGATTCACTGGTAAAAAATTATCAATTATTTCTAAATCTGTCATTCTGTTTCCTTTAATAGTACTTATGTTGTCTACTGCTAGGCATTAAATAGAAATGATAAATACATAAACTAAGGAAAGTTATATGTCATCAGCACCGATTGTAGATAGAATAAGAATTATACCAAGACCTACTGATTTTTTAGATCGCAACGTAGGATCTAGTGGTGAAGTATTCTTTAACAAAGTTACTAATAGTTTAAGAGTATATAGCGGTAAAGATGCAGCCGGTTTTGAAATAGCAAGAGCAGATCTAGACAATGTAAACGAAGTAACACTTTCTGCAAAAGTATCTTTAACAAACGATGATATAAACTGGATAGCATATGCTGAGCTTGTAGATTTACCAAGTGCAACAGACAATCACGGAATGTTTGCACACGTACACGGCACAGGTAAAGCATACTATGCACACGCAGGCGCTTGGATAGAACTTGCTAATCAAGCAGATCTTACTTCTGTAGCAGACATATCAGAGTTAACAGATACAACAAATTTAATACCTGCAGACTTATCTGATTTAACAGATACAACAAATTTAATACCTGCTGCACTAACTGACCTAGGAATTACTGATGGTAATTCGACACAAATTCTAACTACAGACGGTGCCGGCAACTTTACATTTGAAGATGCACCCGAAACAGGGTCAACTCAGAACTTATTTTCTACTATAACTAGTGATGACGGATCAACAACAGCTGATGCTGTGACAGATACATTAAGTATATTAGGCGGTACAAACATAGCAACTGCTATCGCTACAGACTCAGACGATGTAACAATTAATATGAGTGCATTTAGTATTGACTTTTTAAGCGATGTTGACACTACAACAAGTGCGCCAACTTCTGGACAAGTATTAAAGTGGGACGGTGCTAAATGGGCACCAGGTTCTGATGCTACGACTGGAGGCGGTGGAACAGATGCTGATACACTTGACGGATTTGACGGAACATATTATTTAGACTGGGGCAACGTTACTAACAAACCTAGTATACTTACACTGGCAAGTTTAAGTGTTGGTAACGAACTTACAGCCTCGGGCGATGGCGCTATATCATACGATGATACTACAGGAGTGTTCCGTTATACTCCACCTGACTTGAGTACATATCTAACTAGTGTAACATTTGATGATCTAACAACTACTCCAACTACTTTAGCAGGTTACGGAATTACCGATGCATTACCATCTAGCACTTCTATACCAACAGTGTTAACTGATCTAAGTATTAGTGACGGGACAACCGGACAAGTTTTAACAACAGACGGTGCTGGCGCATTTACATTCACAACAATAAGTGGCGGCAGCGGTGGAGATTATAGTGACTCGGATGTTAATGCACATCTTAATACAACTAGTGCATCAACAAGTGAAGTATTAAGCTGGACAGGATCAGACTTTGACTGGGTAGCACAATCAGGCGAAACAAATCAAAACGCATTTAGTAATGTTTCAGTTAGTGGACAATCTCTTATTACTGCTGTTAATTCTACTGCTACGTTATTTTTAGATGCCAGTACAGGAATTAGTTTAACCACAAGTGGAAGTACTGTAACTATTGCAAGTACAGTTAGTGCAGGCGCTAGTGATTTTGACGACTTAGGAGATGTTACAACAGCTGGGTTAAGAATAGATCAAATTTATGAACCTGCTATTGCAATGCTGAGAGTTGACAATGTTGGAACTAGTGGATATACGTTTAACAGTCACTACAGTGGTACTAATCCTACTATATATGCAATCAGCGGAACCACACTAGCATTTGACTTAACAAATATATCAGGACATCCATTTGAATTGCAAGACAACACTCTTACTGCACTGACTAGTAATATAGTACACGTATCACCAACTGGAACTGTAAGTACAAATAGTGCTGCACAAGGAAAGTCTAGTGGAACATTATATTGGAGAATTCCTGAAAGCGGCAATGGTACATATGTTTATCAATGTACAAGTCACTCTTCGATGTTTGGATCAATTACAGTTAAAGATCTTTCGAATATTTAATTATTTTATTTAATTCTTGGCGTAGTTCAATACTACGTTCTACATTTTCTCTTACTTTAGTAGGATCAATTGATTTATTAATTGCATCGTGTGTAGCATCAATATAACTATATTCGTTAGATAGTTTATTTAAAATATCTTTGCATTTTTCTTTAGCACGTTCATTAGTAATTTGATCAATGTCTTTTTTATATTGTATAAAGTCTTTTTTAAATTCTTTAGATTGGCTTATTTTTAACATTAATTTAACCTATAATAATCTTCTAAATCATTGCTATTACTAGTTTCTGCCATAGCACTGTTATCAGCTAAACTCTTTAGTGTAACAGGCAATAGTGCAGGCACTTCAAAAATACTACCTTCTGGAAGTTCTTTAGAATATGCTTTACCGTCTTTAGAATCAACCCATTGTACTTCAAACTTCCCAGCATTTACAAACCAACTTTTGTGTCGATCTTTGTGGAAATGTAATCGAGTTTGTTTGCCTTCTTCTTCAAAAACTAATATTTTACTACAATAATATTCGTTGTCAGTCCAAACAACTTCGTAGCCGTAGTCTGTTTGTTTTATATTATCTGTCATCTATTCCTCTAATAAATCTATTACCTGAAACACAGTTTCTAATTTACTAAGATTAGTTTTATTTTGTAGTGTATTACGTAGTCCTTGATGCAACGTCTTTGGCCATTTACCAAAACTAGTCCAAGCATATCCATCGTGTTCGTTATTTAGATTAGGTAAAAATTCTTTTTTTACAACAACAAGATATGTATGAAAATTAAATTTTTCATCATTAGATACGAATGTTTCTAAAGGTATAGTTTTTACAAACTTAGGTAAGTCGCCAACTTCTTCTTGTATCTCACGGGTTAACCCTTCAAATGGTGATTCACCTAATTCGTTCCCGCCACCTACAAGTCCCCAAGTGCCAGAAGTTTTACCATTAGCACGGTGTAAAAACAAAAATCTTTTTGTGTCTAGTGCATAGAAAAGCGCACCACTACAAACTATCTTACTCATACTAGTAATTAGCCAGATAAGTTAATCGACCAGTCACCTTTGGCATACTCTCCATCAACACTTAGTAACCACTGATCACCGTCCCAGTAATATTGTACGCCTGTGTTAAGATTTGTAGTATATAGTTTTGTAATAGTTGTGTCATTATAAGGCAAATAGTCTTTACTTGCATCAAATATAATATTCCATTTAGATCCGTCATATTCAATTATATCATTTGCGCCTGCAACAAAGTCTGTGTTATCAGCATTCTTCCAAGCATCAGCTCCGTCGGTATTTGTAGTACTACCAATAGCACCAAGTAATAATAAACGTACCCCTGCTTTTGAAGTATCTGATTGAGGATCATAACGTAACGGATCAATTATATAATCAATGCTAGAATATTGATTTGTGTCTCTAGCAGGACCTTGTATAGTATTATTGCTAGGTAATGTATCTCTATCAAAGTCAATAACTAGTTGTGTTTCGTCCAACGGATTAAGAGTAATTCTTCCGGCAATTAATCCATTTACATCTGGCTTTCTTAAATAGATAATACTTAAACCAGGTTGATATTTTCCTGGGAGTGCATCGATATAAGTTGACCATTTTGCATCACCTGGCAATCCATTTGTAAGTATCGAAGCATTACCGTTCATTAGTAGTATACGTTCTTGCAACGGATTATCAACTATAGCTTTTGAATGACGTGTAACTTGACTAGATATTTCAAGTTCACC